TTCTCCCTCTTAGTTTGAATCGTTACACAATTTCAGAAAGGAGAAAGACATGCAATATCGAACACAAAATGAAGCATATTTCGCGGCGTTGGAAAAAGGTCTTGTCGCAGTCATAGCAAATGACGGCAGCTACGAATTGAAGGCTAAATGGAAAGCCGAGAAAGACGGAGACGGCCCGTGGATCATTGACAGGCCTCAAGTCGAAGAGCTTTTTGACGAGGTAGGCGAAACTCTTGGTTATAAACTACTGCCTTAAACCACTGATCAAGGCCCCCCGGGAGGGGGGCCACCTAGAAAGGAGACAGACCATGTCAGATATCAATTTTTTCGACCTTGAGGACGACTTTGACGCCGTTCCCACCACTAACTCTACTGGCCCCTACGCCAAGACCGAGCAGTATCCTTGCGGCCAGTGTGGCGGCACCGGGCTGTATCGTGGCGTCCGCATCCATCAAGATCGCGAAGACTGCTTCGCCTGCCGCGGCAAGGGCTACTTCCTGACCTCCGAGGCCGATCGCAAGAAGGCCCGCATCCAGCGCGTTGAGCGCAAGGCCAAGAAGGAATTCCAGAACGCCTGCAATGGCGAGCGCCAGATCAAGGGCGCCATCGGCGACGCCGGTTACCAGTGGCTGGTTGCCGCGACTTGGTCCGATTTTTATCAGGACCTGCTGGCCAAGGCCCGCAAGTATGGCGAGCTGTCCGAGAAGCAGCTGGCCTGCGTCGTCAAGGGCTATGCTAAGCAGCAGGAGCGCGACGCCGCTCGCAACGCAGAGCGTGCCCAGCGTGAGGCTGACGCCCCGGTTATCGACCTGACTCGCATCCGCGAGCTGTTCGACAGTGCCCGGAGCAACGGCCTCAAGAAGCCTGCACTGGTCGTCCACGGTCTGCGCGTGTCAATCGCCCCGGAAAACGGTCGCAACGCCGGCTGCCTGTACGTCAAGGACAACGGCGATTACGCCGGCAAGATCAGCCCTGAGGGCAAGTTCTTCGCCATCCGTGAAGCCCGCGCTGAGATCGCTCAGGAGCTTCAGACACTGGCCGCGGACCCTCTGGCTGCGCTCACGGCTCACGGTCACCAGACCGGAAGCTGCAGCTGCTGCGGCAGACTGCTCACCAACGAGGAGTCTGTACGCCTCGGCATCGGCCCCGTCTGCAGAGTTCGGTGGGGGTTGTAATGAGAGCACTACTTTTCACGGCGGCCCTCGTGGCCGCCCTCGGCTGGGCTGGCAAGGCCGACCTAGCAGATGCCAAGGACCATGCGTCTGACTACTGCGACATGGTCGCGCTTTACGAATCAAGCAACGGGGACCAAGGCTGGCCGGCATATGACCCGGCTATCAACTGCAATAACTAGAAAGGAGGAAGTTGTGGAAATCGAAGATGGAGTGCCCTTTCCAACCGGGCAGGTCCGAAAGTCGAAATACCCTTTCGGCAGAATGCAGGTCGGGCAGAGCGTTTACGTGCCCGGCGGCAAGGTCGGAGACAAAGCTTACAAAGCCGCGAAGGCCACAGAAGGCCGACGCACTAACTCAGATGGGAGCAGCTGGCGCTTTGTGTCGGCACCCGAAGAAACTGGAATCCGTATATGGAGGGTGAAATGACAGACCTATTAGCGTTTTACGAAAAGACTCAAAAGGAAAGCCGAGAGCATGTACTCAGGCACCTCGATGACATCGGTCAGTTTGACGAGCTGCAGATAGCTCAGCTGCTTGGCGACGTGTTAGACGACCCAGCACGAGTGCTGTCCGATCTCGTCGAGCTGGTGCAGAAGGCACGCCGCGACACGCTCAACGTGTGCTTTCCCGACAAAACAGAAGCATGCGCCCCGGACCCCGAGGAAATCCCCCCAGTCAGTGAATATGACGACCGATTGTAAGGAGAAAGGAGAATGAAACAGGAAATTGCAATGAGATGGTTCACCTGCTTCGCCCAGTGTGGCAACAGGGTGCTGGAATACATGGTCGAGGCCCGCAGCTCACGAGAGGCAGAGCAGCTGTTCGAGGAGGTCAAAGCCGGAGATGACAAGCTCATCCGAGTAGAGGGAGGTCACTACAGCTATGCTAATTAAATGCGACCTCGATTTTCTAAAAATAATCGAGCAGGACCCAGTAAGGCCCGAGGACCTCTTAGGAGGTCCTCAGAGGCGTTTCGACGAACCCTTTGAGGTCTACGCTCTAATTGAAAAGCAGGGCTTCGGCGTCTCCACAGACGCCGTGGTGTGCCTTGCTTATGCCCAGTATGTCCCCGAGGAGGAGTCGGACCTCGAGGACATCGCGCACATGGAACCCGGGGAGATCGTCGTGCCCTACTCGCTCTGGTCCAACCAGAAAGGAGCCGGACGCCGCCTGATCAACGCCTTGTTATACAAGCTGAAGGATGAGTTCCCAGTGATCACCCTGTCGCCCAAAACCGACATGGCCAAGAAGTTCCACGAGTCCAACGGCGCCGTCTTGTTTCAGGAGAACGAGACTTCCTACAACTTTCGCTATCCAAGGGGGACAGAATGAGTGAGTACAGGTACAACGCGGAGATCATCCGCTGCGTTGACGGCGACACCGTGGACGCTTGGATAGACGTGGGCTTCGACATGCGAATCAAGCAGCGCCTTAGGCTGCATGGGATCGATACCCCAGAAACACGGACCCGGGACCCCATCGAGAAGAAGGTCGGACTGATGGCCAAGGCCCGCGTGCAGGAGCTGCTCGAGGTCGGCAAGACGTACCCGATCTGGACCGTTGAGAAAGGTAAGTTCGGCAGGTACCTCGCCCGGATATACCTCGATGAGGCCCGTAATCAATGCGTCAATGACATGCTGGTCGAGGAAAACCTCGCATCGATCTATTTCGGCGGCTCCAAAGCCGATATCAAAATTGCCCTGAACCATATGTACAATAGACTCAGAAAGAAAGGAGTGGAGCTGTGAACGACGAAGACAAAGCATTGATGACTCTTTTGAGTGGCATGGCCATGCATGCGCTGCTCACGCGCCACGGGGCAAAACTCGATCCAGACGTTTTGGCTATCGAGTCCGTGGACTACGCCGGGGAGCTGCTGCAGCACGTGGAGGATTACCTGCGCCATGACGATTAAGAATGAGAAAGCAGAACTCAGAGAGCGCCTCGAGAAGGATATCGAGGCTTTCTTGAATGACGGTGGGCGCATCAAGAGCATACCGGCAGGGCTGTCGGCCCAAGAGGCAAAGTACTATACAACCAAGGGTGGTGTACCACGGTCCACGGACAACCGGACGGTCTGGCGGGAGTATGATGCCTATGGCAATCCGACAAGGAAAAAGGAGTTTTAGGGGTGTAACGCCGTGTTACGTCTGTTTTGCCCTTATAGCATTGTTTCCTGAAAAAAAAGGGTATTAAGGTGTTTTTTGTCAAAAACAATGTAACAGACGTTACACTTCGTTAAGTGTATGTTTTATATAAGGAAATCTGTAACTTTTGGTGTAACGCCTATTTTTTAACAGACGTAACAGTGTATACAAAATAGAAATCGATACGAGACGTACCTCCACTTTTAATTTATTGATTAATAAAAAATTTTTCTGAGAAACAATGTATATAGAACGGTTGCAAAGCGGAAATCTGTGAATGAGCGACAATTCTGAAAAGCCTGAAAATGCCAAATCTGCCGTTACACGGCGTAACACCATCAAAGCACGCTGTCACAGCGTCGGACATACTGCCTCCGGGCGCACTCGCTATCCTTTTGCTGCTATGGTGGTAAATGATTTCTTTGTGCTGATGAGCCAAGAGAGAGCCGTCAAAGCACGTAACGCAATAGCCACGTTCAAGGCTAAGAACCCCGGCAAACAATTCACTGTCTACCAATTCAAGCCCGGCATCTGGGTTTGCAGGAGAATTTCATGACGAGTAGTTCCAAACGCATGGCGGAGCTGTTCAACAGCAGCCCCGTAGAACCTGATAAGAAAAAGCGGTCGCTTGAAAAGCGGCTGCAGGCTGACGTAGGTGAGCTGAAGGATCAGGAGAAGGCTGTTACGCCGCAGCAATGGAAGTTCATCACAGAGCTGGTAGACGGCGAAGGTAAACAAACACTGAAGCAGGCGGCCATAGCTGCAGGCTACAACCCCAAGACCGCCCACAAGGACGCACACGCCCTGACAGACCCGAGACAGAACCCTCAAGTGGTGGCAGCCATCCAGCAGTATCGAAAGGACGTGGCCGAGAAATACGGCACGAACATCGAGAGGCACCTGCGCGACCTGCAGAACATCCGCGATGCTGCACTGGATGCAGGGAACTATGGCGCCGCTGTCACTGCAGAGTACCGCCGGGGACAGGCACTGGGCACGATCTACGTGGACAGAAAAGAGATCAGGCACGGCACGATTGACAGCATGAGCGTCGATGAGGTGCGCCGTAAGCTTGAAGAGATCAAGGCAATGTATGGCGGCCCGCCACCTAAACAAATCATTGACGTGACGCCTGAGGACCTCGAGGACGATCCTGAGGTAGAATCAGAACCTGAAGAGCCATCAATCATTGAGCAATTCAGGGATGCCGAAAAAGCCAGAGTCGAGCCTGCATCAGAGAGTGAAGGAGAACCTGCCGAACGTAGTGATCACGAGGCTGGAGAACCGGGTGGGTTTGGGCCTGCCGGACTGCCTGATCGCGATCCCGAACGGGGGTTTCGTGATGGTGGAGCTGAAGGTGGTGAGCCGGGGACGCAAGGTCCGGCTGAGTCCGCACCAAGTGGCGTTCAACCTGAAGCACGGCATGATGGGCTTGCCGACGTGGATTCTGGTGCAGTATCACCCGAAGGGCACCACCAGACGCACTGAGATCGAGCTGAGGCTTTATCACGGCAAACAGGCGGTATCCCTCATGGAAAGCGGAATAGACGTGCCAGCGGTCCTCCAGTGGCCTCTGGCAGCCGTTGACTGGGATGCCCTGAGGTCCAGACTGACGCAGCCGTATAACACTGACTGATCCATTTCTGGTCTACTCACTTCCATTTTCCTGCCACGCCGCGGCACTTTAAATAAACCAAGAAAGGACAGGCGGGCGGTCGGGGCCTGAACCATAATGGGGGAGACCCCGATTTCGCGTCGAAATTGGTCAAATTTTGACCATCCCCCGGGAAGCCCGGGCCGAGGCCCTCGAGGCGCCCGACCACAACATGTAGTGGTTGCCCCCGGTCCGCGGCCCTCGGATCACGTAAGTGCTTGATTTATAACGAATCACTAATTCCGGTAATTACTATTACCGGAAGTAACGGGTCCCTTTTGGCCAATCCGGTACGTCGATCGAGCGTTCGTTCGATGGATTGATCAAAAATCGACCACTGTCCGCGCCGCCGGGGGTTAAGACAGATTTCACATAAATAATTCTGGCCGAAACAAAAATGGCTTTTGATGTTTCACGTGGAACACCTTGAAACCCACCCCCTTTGTCTGGAAAATCAAAACCCGCAAAAATTTTTGCAAAATTCAAACGAAAACGGGTCCTTATGCAAGCAGCTCAAATACCTCCTGAGATAGAAGCGGAACAACTCAAGCTAGAACTCAGGCTGGCTTTGCTAGAAGCACAAGAACACGGCAGGGATTCTTTTCTGGGTTTCTGCCAATACGTCTGGCCAGAGGCAATCCTGTCCAGTCACCACGAGAAAATGGCCGCGGCCTTTGATCGTATAGCCGACGGCACGCTGAAGCGGCTGATAATCAACATGCCGCCCAGACACACGAAGTCTGAGTTTGCATCTTACCTGCTTCCGGCGTACATCATGGGCCGTCGTCCGACGACCAAGATCATCCAAGCGACCCACACCGGCGAGTTAGCCGTGAGGTTTGGCCGGAAGGTCCGTAACCTGATGGAGCTTGATACCTATCAGCAGTTATTTGACGCGGTGCAGCTCAAAGCGGACAGCAAGGCTGCTGGACGGTGGGACACGAACCACGGTGGGGAATACTTTGCTGTTGGTGTAGGCGGTGCGATGACGGGTCGTGGTGCGGACCTCTTGATCATTGACGATCCGCACTCGGAACAGGACGCCCAGTCCCAGCTGGCGCTAGACAATGCGTGGGAATGGTATACCTCTGGACCTCGATCCCGACTGCAGCCCGGTGGCGCGGTAGTCATTGTGATGACCCGTTGGGGTACGAAGGACCTGACTGCACGCCTGATCAAGGCTCAGACCTCACATAACGCGGACCAGTGGGAGGTTATTGAGTTTCCTGCTGTGTTTGACGAGGGCGAGGAGAACGAACGTCCGTTATGGCCATCCTTCTGGAAGCTGGAGGAACTCAAGGCTGTCAGGGCGTCGTTATCGGTCCAGAAATGGAATGCCATGTACCAGCAGCGTCCTACTGCGGACGAGGGCGCGATACTCAAGCGGGAGTGGTGGAACATCTGGGAGCATGACTATATGCCCCGTCTGGACTACATCATTCAGTCTTATGACACGGCTTACTCGAAAAAGGAGACGGCTGATTATTCTGTCATCACGACGTGGGGTGTGTTTTATCCTAGTGAGGACTCGGGGCCACATATCCTGCTGGTAGATGTAAGAAAGGGGCGCTATGACTTCCCTGAGCTTAAACGGCTGGCCAAGGAGCAGTATGACTACTGGCAGCCGGATAATGTCCTGATCGAGGCCAAAGCGACAGGGACCACGCTTCAGCAGGAGCTTCGGCGTGTTGGCATTCCTGTCACGATGTACTCT